ATGAAAAAATTTGATATCGAGCAAAAATTATATGAGCTCGCCGAGGAATTTGTTTCCTGCACGAACAAGGACGATATGGAGATTATCTCAAAGAAAATCGATAGCCTAAATAGGATTCTCATGCATGTGTCGTCGTATGGCCAAAAGCAGACGCCGCATCAAAGCGGAGGAGGATGCTCCAATGAAAATCACAATTGAAGCACCGCCCAATGAAATAGCCGCCCTCATATCAGAAATACAAGAGCGGCAAGATGGTGATACTTTAACATTCACAGGGAGGGAGATGGCCGCTTTGCTTATTTCGCATCATTAAGAATATCCGAAAGCCACTCATGATAATCAGCAAGAACACTTAGAGTAAATCTTTTGCTCATCTTGCTAACGAGAGCAATGACCTCCTCTGCTGTTGGATTAAGGTGAATTGTAATTTTCTCTTCATCCCACATAGAGATAAACCTATCTTCATTGAATTGAAACTCGGTGAATGGCGGTATTTTCATTAGCTCACCCCCTCTCGGCTTATGACATGTTTTGCCTAGACAATAAAACAATATCACAAGCTGCGAGGGATGTCAATAATCAAGTAAATCACTATGAAAGGGGGGCATTGTGTGCATCAAATTGAAGAATATGTAAAAAAACCAAAGGGAAAACGCGAAAAAAGCCAAAGGCCAGCTTGGGACGAGGCGAAGAAAAACGGCACAGCTTGGCGCGATTTGCCCGAATTGACCTCCGAAAGGCTTGAGGCTTTAGAAATGCAATTTCATGTAGTCGCGGATTCGCTAAGAAGACATGCTGTAGGGCAAAATGATTTACGCAGCAATGCCTACAAAAGAATATACATTCTTGAATACATAGCGGATGAAATTTTTACTAGGCTTAATTTGATAAAAGGGGATGATAATGTATGAAGCGAAAAATCGGAATAGTTTTTTCTGCACTTTCGTTTATTGCTTTTACCATCCTTCATGCCATCATCATTGCATTAGAGGAGGAGGGCAGAGGTATACTGCATGGGTTGATTATGGTTTTAATCGCATATGCTTCGGTTGCTGTTTTTGTTGGATGGTTGATCTTTATGATATGGCTGCTAGGTAAATGGTAGTGGAGGTGAAGCAAATGTATGAAGCAATATACGAAATAGCGCAGGAATCAGGCAATATAGCCGCATGTGTTGTAAATGCTGCTGTAATCGTGGGGATGATTTTATCGATTGGCAGCGCGCTTTTGGCCAGATGGTATTATAAAAGCGCGGCAAAAGATGAGGAGGCGAGCGCACAAAGATATATCCGGAGGCTGGATGAGTATGAAGAAAGTGAAAAAAGATACTTTCAGCGGAAGGAGGAACTCGATGCTAAAGCTCGGCAGGAATTAGTTAAGGATGCCAAAGAAGATAGTAGCAATCGCCGATAAAGCGGCGAAAATAATGGCTATTGTTGCGAGGCGGTTGGCTTTTCGGTTTGCATCTGCCCGCTCTTTGCGCTCGATTTCATATTGTTTCTTGCGCTCATCACGCTCCGCCTCAAAATCAGAATCGAGCTTATCGAGCCTTTGTTCGATATTTTTGATAATTTCGGCGGTGCGCTCCGCAGCCTCGATACCCCGATTAAAATCTGGAGGCCCGTCAAAATCGGCGGATTCGAGAGCATCAATCATTTTTGATATGCCGGAATCATTATAAAGCTTTGATATTGGCGGTAAATTAGGCTTCATTAGTATGCACCCCAATCAAATGATTTAAATTAATTTTACACCATATGCAAGAGCGTGTCAATGGCGGCAGATGAATGCATAAAACAAGCCTCATGGTAAATAAATTCGGAAAAAGGGGGTGTCGTTGTGAAAAAGGAAAGCATTGAAGATTTGGTAACAAAATACGGCAGAGAGCCTGATGTGTGGATTGGCAAATCGCCATATTGGATTAACTATGTTGGGGTAGATAAAAAAACCGGGAAAGAAGTGACCGGGAAGACCCAAAAGCCAATTGGCGGCGATGAAGCGAGATTGAGGCGTACAAATGTTTTCCTAGAAAATGCCGGGTATTGCCCTGTAACCGACTGACAAAGGAGAAATTCCATGTACATGACCTTCAAAGAAATCCACGAACTACAACGCCTACCCCTAGCACTAAAAATCATCTATGCCCGGGATGCAATCGCGGCCGCCTTCGCCAAATGCCAATCCCGCCCAGCTATCGCCTTTTCAGGTGGCAAGGATTCCAACGTACTTTGGCATATTATCCGAAAGTATTTTCCGAGCCAAGCGGCGGGGATGGCTGCTATTTTTGGTAATACTGGGGTTGAGTTTCCGGAGAGCCTGCGCCTTTTGGCGACGCGCAATCCCCCTGCATCATCAAGCCAATCACAAATGGCAATTTCAAATATTTGGTTATGCCGCTAAGGCTGTAGTGTTTACTAGAAAGGGCGAATATAAAATGGCATTATCCGAATTTGAAAAACATCAAATCCGCGAGCAAAAGGAAAAAGAGCTTTCCGAACAGCGCAGGAAGCGCGAAGCCTTTAGAGAATTGCAGAGTTTGCCCTATGGGCGAAAAATAAATATCGCAACCACACGGATTATGGAATTTTACCAAACCATAACCATACAGCACAATGCAAATGTGCATGTCAGCGTTGGCGGGCTTGACAGCATCACGCTCTATGTTTTTGTCAACAAGGTTTTGAAAGAAATTTATGGTGTAAATGCCATAGGGGTTTCCGCATCAACACTCGAAGACAAGAGCATACAGGCGGTGCATGAGGAATTAGGGCTTAAAACGGTAAAGCCACTAAAGTCAAAGGTTGAGGTAATTCGGCAGTATGGCTATCCGGTTATTTCAAAAGTTGTTGCGAGCAAAATTGAAAAACTGCAAAACCCAACCGAAGATAACGCCACAGTACGCCATGCGATTATGACTGGCGAAACAGGCAAACAGGGAGGCTTTCGGAGCGGCACACGCATGAAATTGCCGCAAAAATGGCTAAATTTGTTTGCCGGCAAGGAAAACGACAAATATGGAACAAAATACAAACAAGCCCCATTCAAGGTCAGCGAAAAATGCTGCTATTATCTCAAAGAAAAGCCATGTGATGATTGGGCAAAACAAAACAATTCATATCCTTATTTGGGGCTGATGGCTTCAGAGGGCGGCCAGCGAGCATTATCTTTGCCTGTAAATGGATGTAATTACATAAGCGAAAAAACAAAGCGCAGCTGCCCATTTGCGATATTTGACAGGCAGGATTTATTACGGCTCGCCCTAGAACTAAATGTACCCATTCCGCAAATATACGGCGAAATAGCCCGCAAACTCGATGGCACTCTCTATACCACGCGCGCCCAAAGAACCGGCTGCTCTATGTGCGGTTTTGGGGTTCACCTCGATAAACGTCCGCATCATTTTGATATGCTATACGAGGACAATCCAAAAGAATGGGAGTTTTGGATGCATGAAATGGGCTGGGGTGAAGTGTTGAGCTATATAGGCGTGGGGTGGGAGCAGCCGATTGGTAGTGAAAATGGGCAGATATCGCTATTTGATTAAAAAAATAACAAAATTTACCAAAAGGAGCGATGCATATGCAAGCAAAACTACTATGGGGGCATAACAAAAAAGATGGCAGACAAGCCATGGTTTATAGCCTCGAAATAATGAGTACATATTTGGCCAAATGTGAGCAACACGGCTGGGAGGCTAGTTGGGAGGGATTCCGCGCTTATGGTGATTCTGTCGCGGCGGGGCTTAGGGCTTTTCCCGGGTGCGATTGGAGAGATTTGGGGGTGTCGGTGTAGATGGACAGAGATGAATATAGCAAAAAATAAAGAGCCGCCCACGTCTACCAAACATGACGGCTCTCATAAAACAAAAACAAAAATACATATAGCCCGGAGGCCTAATATCATTATAGCACAAAACCCCATCCGGGCGCAAGGAGGAAATTTTATGTCTTTGCAAGTACGAGAAAATCCTATCCAAATGATTCGGATAGAGAAAATCCATCCCCATCCCGATAATCCCCGGAAGGATTTGGGGGATTTGACTGAATTGGCCGATAGTATTCGCCAAAATGGAATACGGCAAAATCTGACTGTGATTACATATTTAATAGAAGAAACTGTCCCCGAAATGGGCGGAAAGACTAAAAAAGAGCGTTCGCGGGAGTATATGGTTATTATTGGACATAGACGGCTGGCGGCGGCCAAAATAGCCGGGCTGACTGAATTACCCTGTATTGTTGCCGAAATGGATAGAGCAGAGCAGATTGAGTGTATGATAGAAGAAAATATGCAGCGCAAAGATTTGACGGATTATGAGCAGGGCGAGGGTTTTCAACTGATGTTGGATTTAGGCGCAGCTCGGGGCGAAACCCGCAAAGATATTATTTCGCGGATTCACGAAAAGACCGGGCTATCAGAAGCTACCATTAGAAAACGAGTGCGCCTGATAGATTTGGAGATTCCGCGAGAAAAGCTAATAGATGCCGATGAGCGCGGCGGCAATTTGGATGATTATTTGGAGCTGGAAAAAATCAGAAAGCCCGAAAACCGGGATAAGGTGTTGGATAATATCGGCACAGACAATTTCCGTAATGAGTTGGCGAAGGTTATCCAATCCGAAAAGCTGGATAAAATGCGGGATGATATGGTGGCGAAGCTGCGGGATTTAGGACTTTCGGAGATATCCGCTGATGATGATTTGGAAAATTATGATGCAGTGAATGATATTTGGCATAATACTTGGAACTATGAAAATTTCGATTATGAAGATATCGATGATGAGGCCAAATATTTTTGTGTCACCGCCAAACAAGTGTTAATCCTAGCCGATGCAGATGAGGATAAGGATAAGGATGAGGCCAAGGATGAACATGATGCCGACAAAGCCGCCAAAGAAGCTGCCGCCAAACAAACCGAGGCTGCCCGCGCCGCTAAAACAGCAAGTCTGCGTGAAATCGCCGCCCGGGCATATAAACTCCGAATGGACTTTATCAAATCCGGCAAAATCACCCTAAAAAGTAAATTTGGCATTATAGAAAAAATGGCGGCGGAGGTTTTGATTTTTGCCCGCGGAGTTTACAAAGAAGAAATCCTATGCGAATTGCTGGATATCGCCCCGGCCGACAAAGATAAGTTGCCCCAAGAAACCCGCAATCATGCCATCACATCATCAAAAAACTCCACCGAGCTTTTGCTATATGCCGTTTATACCCGAATCGAAAACACGCCAGCCCAGCATAGTTGTCATAATTTTAATGGCGACCATTATGTCAACCAATCTCTAAGCCAGCTATACGATTTTCTATGCGATATCGGTTATCGGATGAGTGATGATGAAAAAGCTTGGTTGGATGGTACGCATGAGGTTTTCACGTCCTTGTAATAAGTATTAAGATATCGACCACAAAAAAGGAGTGGTAATAAATGGCAAACATTTTAATATCTCAGCAGGCATTTTTTGACATTCGATATTTAATACTTTGTCTTGATGATGACAATCTTTCTATACATAGTCGCAAAGTTTTAGACCGGTTGGAAAAAGAGCTTGATGAAAAATACGAAAAAATGAGAAAACGAATGGAGTATAGCGAGGCTCTCAAACAATAATGCTCTTTGTCGCGGGTGTTACACCCGCGTGATTTTCTCATTGCACCACAACCAACCCACCAAAGCCGAAAGGGGGATGCCCATGCCGCGCCGCACCAAAAATTATGAGCATATTTTTAATACCGAACAAACCACCATAGACGACTATCTCGAGAATCTCCGGGATAAGAATATTGCCAAATATTGGACAAAGTTTATCAAAAGCGGAGATTTTTTGGAAATTAGCATTTATCCGCTATGGAAAACCAGCAAAGCCGATATTTTGGCCGCTATGCCAAAGCCCAGCCGAGATGCGCAGATTTTGCTAAATCACAAAAACCGCACAAAGCATATTGCGCGGATTATGCATTGCAATTTTACCATTTACGATATTTGGGCAACTCTTACATACGACACAAAGCACCTGCCCGCCGATGGAAAGGCCGCCCTGCGCGATATGCAAAACTGCATCCGCCGCCTAAAGCGATATATTAAAAAGCACAATCTACCCGACCTAAAATATATCTATGTGACGGAAAATCGCATAGAGAGCGGCGAAATAGGGCGGGTGCATCATCATATCATCATGAATTTTGCCGATAGGGATGTGGCCGAAAAACTCTGGGGCAAAAGCCAGCGCAACCAAACCCGCTATTTATCCCCGGATGATTTCGGCCTAGAGGGCATGGCCAATTATTTGACAAAAGAAAAACACAATACCGAATACCGCAAACACACAAAAAGCTATGGCTATTCAAAAAACCTAGTCCACCCCATAATAGAGCGGCGCGAAAACCTAATCCGCAAACGCAAAGCAGAGAACATCGCCAAAAACCCCGACCAAGCCCCCAAAATCCTACATGACCTAGCCGCCCAAGCCCCAAAAACCATCCGCGGCCAATATGACTTTCTGGATTTAGAAGCAAAATACAGCAATTACATAGGCGGGGTATATCTGTATGCTCGGATGCGAATGCGCCAGACCCCTAGCACAGCCAATAAGCGAAAACGAAAACCACGAGAGGAGATTTAGCAAATGAATTCACAAAATGACAGATATTTTTTTCGAGGCAAGCGCAAAGATAATGCTATGTGGATGCATGGCAGTCTTGTCGCTTTCCCAAATGACAATGAGCATTATGGCATTTGGTCTGAAAATGCGCAATCATATCTTTGGGTTATGCCAGACACAATCGGTCAATGCACCGGTCTAAAAGATAAAAATGACAAACTGATTTTTGAGGGGGATATTTTAGCCCAAGCCACGCACAACACTACGCTTATCACTGTGGCAAGGTGGTCAGATGGCGGATGGTTAAATGGCGGAGCTAGGGAATGTCAATATTCATCGCGCGCAGATAGCTATATCTTTGGTAGTTGTGAGATTATCGGCAACATCCACGACAATCCCGAATTACTGGAGGTGCATCATGAATAATTCATATAACCCAAACAAACCAAGCCTAAGCCTATCCACGATAAAAGAACGACATCGCAAAGCCACCACCGGCTCTGAATTGCAAAACAACAAAGCCGCCTATGCCACTCATACCGCCTATGAGGATGAAATCGGATATCTGCTGGATGTTATCAGTGGAATTTTGCGCATACCTGATGAGCAAAAGGAGGGTATTATCGAAATTGCTATCCGGGTAAGTAATGGCGAGCGGGGGCTTTGGGGGATTTGATTGGGGGCAGGCCATGCGAAAGGTATTAAAGCGGCCGCAACGCGAGGCGGTATTGAAAAAGACCAATGGCAGATGTGCATATTGCGGATGCGAGCTTGAATATAAGCAGATGCAGATTGACCATATCAGTCCGATTAGTGTCGGCGGGGATAATTCTTTTGAGAATTTGTTTGCATCATGCCAGCCCTGCAATCACCGCAAAGGCACTTTTAGCCTGGAGGGCTTTAGAAAAGAGCTTGAAAAGCAATTAAAGATTTTGCGGCGGGATAGTGCCACATACCGAAATGCGGTGCGCTTTGGGCTGGTGATTGAAAATTCTCACCGGGTGGAGTTTTATTTTGAGAAGATGGAGGAAGACAATGGATAATACTTACATTGAATTTGTAACCGAGAATCACAACGAAATGACCTTGAAAGTTGACGGCGCAAGCATAAAGGAGGGGGTCTCCGCTTTGGAGTTTGTGAGGCTGTTTCTTGACACCATTGGAAGTCCGATGGCGATTGTGTCGGCTCGGTTTATAAGCGAGCAGGAATATGAGGAAGTCGAGGAGGAAAATAATGGATAATATCGAAACGATACAAAATTTTGCAACAAACATCAAGCATATGCCGGCGGATGATGATTTTTATTATATTGTTGAATATGAGGATATTGAGAAGTTGGTTAAATATGCGAGGGATGCGGGTGAGCAGATAGGAGGCATATAAATGCTGTGGCTATGGATTCCGCTATATATTTTAGGCATAATCATAACGGCGGCCTGCATTAAGGTATTCACAGATGCATTTGACAATAAGCCATATGAGGACGCTTTTGGATTTGGGGTAATTGCTAGTTTGCTTTTCCCTATAACCGCTCTATTGTCCATATGCGCATTGATTTACCTTTTGCTGGTTAAATTCATACAATGGGTTAAAAAGCGGTTTGTGGACGAGCCTAAATTAGGATATAAACGCATAATCGAAAATGTTATGTCATTGGATTGCGTTTGTGGCAAATGCCTTAAATGTCGGGCAAATTAGGGGGTCGCTAAATAATGACTAGAGAGAGGGGTGAGGCGAAATGCAGACGGAAAAAGACCTTTGGCGGTATCTGGATTTGAAACGCAAAACCGAGGCTTTGGGGGATAAAATCGCCGAAATGGATAGCCCGCTGCCAAATACATATCTTTCCCATGCGCCTAAAGGCAATTCGCCGGGCGCATGGGAAAATGGCTTGGTTTATTTGATTGACCAGAAGATGCGCCATGCGGAATTGATGCGCGAAACCCAGCTGGCGCATATCGCGCTAAAGGATTTTATCCAGGAGCGGATGAGTGATGATATGCAGTATATTTTTTATGCCCGGTTTGTTTTGGGGTTAATTTGGGATGAGATTGCGGAGAAATGCGGCCTTGTAGCGCATCGCAGGGATATAACGATATTGCAACGCTACAAAGCCGAATTAAAACGACTAAATATATCGCGCTGATTTGTAAAAAATCCTTGACTTTTACGTATTGACATGCTATTATGGTATTATTGATATATTTGTGTGGAAATAAAATAGAGTCGGGGGCTTGCCTCGGCTTTTTGTGTTGTAGACATTACCCCCCACCCATCGCGGAAAAATAGCGCATCCTAGGAAAGCGTAGTGTCGGGGTGTACGCGTTGAATTTTCGATTTCAAAGAGGGGCTTTACAGCTAGATGTGAAAATGGGGGTTTTACAACTAGTTGTAAATCAATGGATTTTTAGGGGGTGTGGTTGCCATGCGAAAAACTATTAGCAATCTTAGCCGCCAAACGAAGGTGTCTCGACCCACAATATATTACGCAATGGAGCGGCTGGGAATCGCGAAATGCGGGGCAAAAGCCGAATTTGAGCAGGACGACTGGGAGCGGCTGCATGGCGAGATATCCGCTATCGCGGCGCGGAAAAATAAGGCCGCGCCGATTAAGGGCGGGAGCGATAGCATTTCGGCAAAAATCGGTCTGGGTTTGCGGCTGAATGATATCGAATCATCCACACTTCGGGAGCGATTGCAAAATGCAAAGCGGGAATATGACCATAATCTTTTGCTGATTGAGCAATTTCAAAGCGAAACAAAGGCATTTATAAATGAGCATGGCAGCACCAGCATGAAATTATCAAATGGCGCAATGGCGGCGATTCCCGCCGTTTCAAATCTTGATAAATATAGCAAACTCAATATTGCTTTGTCGAAACTGATTAATTCGCTGGAGCAGGATTTGGATTTGGAAATTGATGGCGGAGGCGAGAGTATTTTCGCATAATCTGGGGGGTGCGGCATGAATAATCCGATGGGAGAATATCATAGGATTGTCGAGAGCAATTCGGAGCGATTTAGTGCCGATATAGTGCGGATGACTAAATTGCAAAAGGTTATGTTTGGGATTTATGATTTTTTGCCGGAGCGCGCTGATGCGGTTATTAGCTGGATTGAGCGCAATTGTATTTTGCCGACTGGAGAAAATGCAGGGCAGCCGGTGCGGCTATTGCTTTGGCAAAAATGGGTGATATATTCGATATTTGGCTTTTGGGGCTGGTTTGATGAGGATGTTTATGACGAAATCGGAAATGTAGTAGATACTCGAAAAAAATATTTGCGGGTGGTAAATGATATTTTGCTGGTGGTTGCCAGCGGAAACACAAAAACCACATTTATGGGATTTTTGAATACATATTTGCTATTTGCCAGCAAATCATATCCGGCGGCAAAGGCTTACATTGGGTCTAATGCGCAGGTGCAGTCGAAACTTTGTTTTGATGTAACCAAGAGTATTATTCTCAAAAATAGGCGGCTGGAAAAGCTTGCGCGGGTTGTGCCATCTATGAATACAATCGAGATTCCAAAGGCGGGTAGTATGCTAATGGCAATGTCGCGGGATGGAGGGAATTTTGAGGGGATTATCCCGACCAATATCATCATTGACGAGCTGCACGAAATGAAAACATCAAAATATGCCGATGATTTGCGCAAATCGGTTAAGCGTGACGATAGCTTTATTTTCGAGATAACCACCATGGGGACAGTGCGGGGCGGATATCTCGACGCCAGAATCGAATATGCCGAAAAAATACTGAGCGGGGATATGGAAAACCACCGCTTTTTTTGTTGCATTTATCGCCAAGATAGCGAGGAGGAAATAATCCGAGCTTATGAAAGTGGGGATTTGGCTGTTTTTATGAAATCAAATCCTAGTCTAGGCTCTGCTGTTAGTCAAACAATGCTCAAAGACAAAGTGAGAGAGATGCTGGGCGACCCCACAAAACGGACTGTGACTTTGACCAAAAATTTCAATATTCCGCAAAATCCTGAAACTTGCTTTTTTAGCCATTTGGAATGTCAGGCAAAGCCGTTTGACGAATCAATATTTTATGGCGCGCCTGTATTTTGGGGATTGGATATGGCATATACCAGGTCGCCGGAAAATGATTTGGCTTGCCTTAGCATGATGACCGTCAACCCAATCACCGAGGAGGAATATTTTAAAGACTTTTATTTTTTGTCAAAATGGTACGAGCATCAAAATAAAATCAATGGCGAAATTGTTATTGAGCGGATGGATATGATAAAGGCGAAATCGAAGGTTGACACCGGGATTATTTACGATGCTAAATCCGGGAAATATGGGTATCAGATGTATGCCGAGCGCGGGGATATGGTTATTGTTGATGAGGGGCTGGCAAAGGATTTGGCGGCTCAATTTGGTCTGGATGCTCCGCCGGATTGCACCGGAATAACCCAGAAATTTATTTTGATTTATTTGGCATATCTTGAAAATCTATATGGCTGCATTACATGCAAATTTGGGTTAGACCCTAATAAAGCCGGGGATGTTTCGAGTTTTGTAAATGCCAATTTGCGCAGTATTGACGGCCTACCGGTGGGGGTAAAATTTTTGATGGAGCGGCAAGATTTGGCTGTGCCCATAATGGAATCCACAAAAGATGCTAGGGCGCGGGGATTGGTTTATTGCAATAATAAACTGACGGAGCTGCATTTTGCAAATGCGCAGGTGCGTCCGCGCGGGGATGGGTTTGTTTTAGCCAATCCAAAATATTCAAGAAAAGACGGTGTTATTGCCCAAATGGCGGCGCGGAGTGCTTATAATGTTTTTGTGAATAATAAGCATACGGGAGCAGCTAATAAAAGGCTTTTGGCGCAATGGTGGGGGGATAGGCTATGAGCTGGCGAGCGAAATTTTATAAATCAAAATCATGGAAAATTTTGCGGCAAAAGATGATAAATCAGAAAAAAGGCATTTGTGATTTATGTGGCGAGCTTATTATCGGCTCGCCGGAGGTGCATCATATGGTGGAGCTGACTGAGGCAAATGCAAAAATTCCGGAAATTAGCCTAAATCCTGCTCTTTTAGAGGTTTTGCATCACGAATGTCACGATAGGCGACATGGGCGATTTATTGGGGAAAAGCAGGGGATAATTGTTGATGATGAACTAAATATTGATTATGGGAGGCGGAAATATGCGAAACCCATTTCGTAGGTTTTTCAAAAAAAGCAAAACCGAGGATGCCCGGCCGGAGGAGCGCGGAATCAATATGATAGACCGCGCCACTGGAACGCCCATAGAATTTAGCGTATGGGCAAGCCGTTTTGGTGTGTCAAAAAAGACCCCTCTTTTGGAAAATATTTATGATACCATTGCAAGCGAATTTAGCAAAGTCGATTTAATGCTGGTGCGCGAGGGGTTTGTCGCAAATGAGGATGGCGATTTTGTGCGAACATATAAAAAATTAGACGACCATCATAATTACAATATTTTGGCTTTGCGCCCAAATCAATTGCAAACCAAAAGCGATTTGCTTTATACTATGGCATATCAATTGCATAAATACCGAAACGCGCTGGTTCGCATAGTGAGGGCGATTGATTCCGACCGCAATTTAGTTATTAGCCTAGAGCCGATAAATTGCGGCGATTATTTATTTGGGCAGGGATACGAGCTGGATGGAGATTTGTTTTTGCGGCTTTTGGAGAAAAAGACCGCAAAAGAGATTTTGATAAACTACGACGATGTAATCCATTTGCGCCTAAATCCAAATGATATTTTTTATGGCGACAAAAACGATACTTTTGATTTAACAAATTTTGTTAGGGTTTTTGATGAAAATTTAAGTGCCTTGTTAAAGAGCCTACAAGATGCCGGGACAATACGCGGGATAATCGAAATAGGCGGCGGAAATTTTGCCGGAGGATTTGGCGCATCATTGACCGGGCAAGGCGATAAAATCGACAAACAAAAAGAGGTGGCAGAGCGGATAAAATCCACGGATGCTGGCGTTATTGTTTTGGATAGCGGGGAAAAATGGCATGACCTAAGAGATAATTTTAAATCTATGACCTCTGATGAAATAAACAATATGATGAAATATTTGTTTAATTTCAAGGGCATAAATCAGGCGGTGATTGATGGCACGGCCACAGAAGAACAAATGGGAGTATTTTTTAACAAAACAATAAAGCCAATCTTAATCCGAATGATAGAGGAAATGAATTATAAATTTTTAACAAAAACCGCCCGCAGCCAAGGGCAACGGATTAAATATTTCAAAAATCCATTTGAATATACCACCATGGATAAATTATTATCAAAACTATATTTGGGTGCTATGTTTTTCACAAAAAATGAAGTGAGGGATTTGGCTTTGAGTATGTCGCCTATAGAGGGGGGAGATAAATTGCTGGATAACAAGAATTTTGGCAATATACATGGCGCGGGAGGTGATGATAATGATTCATGAAAAGATTGAAAAACGCCAATTCATTTTTGATGCAGAAATGAGGGCTATGTCGGATGAAAAAATGGAGGTAGAGGGATATGCGCTAAAATTTGACAAAGCAACAACCATCGGCGGTAGATATGGCTGGAGCGAAAAAATATCAAAAACGGCATTGGATGAAGCTGATTTGTCCGATGTCGTTTTTAATTTCAATCATGATATCAATAATATTTTGGCCGGAACGCGCAATAGCAGTCTTGATTTGATTATTGATAATATCGGGCTGAAAATCAATGCGCGGATAACGGATACATCCATAGGGCGAGATGTTTTTCAGCTGATTAAAGATGGACTGATTAACAAAATGAGCTTTATGGCGATTATCAAATCATCCAGCTGGAGCTGGGCAGATGACCCAGAGGAGCTGGATGAGCGGGAAATTTTAGGCTTTGGCAAATTTTTTGATGTTTCTGCTGTAACTTTTCCGGCCTATCAAGACACAGAGCTTGCCGCGAGAAGCTTAGGAATCGAAGATGCCAATATGCGTGCAGCGCGGCAATATGAACGGCAAATGCGCAGAATGGAAAATATTTTAAAGGGGAGATTATAATGTTATTTAAACACTGGAGAGATGCCGACAAAAGGGCAAATGAGATTAAAGCAGAAACCGAGGCAATCAGCACACAGATTGAGGCCATCCAAACCCGCATTGCGGATAGGGAACTGGATGTAGAGGCGCGGGATGGGCTGCTGGGCGAAATGAAAGATATGGTCGAGGCGCAAAACAAGCTGAAAGCCGCCTATGATGAGGCTATCGCCGCTCGGGATGATTTGCGCGGCCGGGAAAATGACCAAATAGGTCTGCAAGCCATTATTAGCGGCCAGCGCGTAGCCAGCCGCATGGAGGAAACCGGGGATATACTTTATGCATCCAAACGCTATGCCCTCGCTTGGGCGCGGTATATCCGCGGCGAAGGGGATGCCGAGGTGCGGCAATTGATTAGCACCGTTGATACATCCGCCGGGAAAATCGTCACGCCCACCACTTTGGTAAATCGTATTGAGGACAAACTGAAAACAGGCGGGCGCATTGTGCGCTTATGCCGCATTGAGAATATCAAAGGCATGACGGAGCATCCGGTCGTTCAAAGCTCGACTAATCTCACATGGCATAATGAAACCGGCCCGGTAAAAGGCGAAAAAGCCATCAATTTAACATCTGTGCAAATAGACCCGCAGTTTGTTGCCGAAACTTTGGCATTTACAAAAAAATTCGAGGCAGATAGCATCGAGGCTTTTTGGGAATGGCTAATGGCTGAGCTACCGGATGCGCTTTTGCGCAAAATTGATAATGAGATTCTCTTTGGCGCGGCCACAGGCACTAGCGGGATTCGCGGCATTTTGACAAACACAAATACTTTGTTTGTGCAAATAGTCAGCGGGGTTATTTTGGATTTCAATATCGCAAATTTAGCCATTAGTGCGCTGGATGACGGCACAGAGGATAATACCACAATAGTCATGAATCGCCGGACATTTTTTACAAATATCCGCGGCCTAAAAGGGGCTGACGGACACCCGATTTGGACGGCCTCCGCCAGCGAAGAAAAGCCGCAGTTTTATTTGGGCGGTTTTCCTGTTGCATTTAATAGCGCGCTTCCTGCCTATGATGATGCGGATATTGGCGATGCATTTATGGTGGTGGGTGATTTTAAGGCCATGCTGCTTAATTTCCCACAGGGCATGGCGCCCAATCTGGTGCGGGATGAAATCACACGAAAAAAGGAAAATATTGTTGAATATTTGAGCGAAATATATGTGGGCGGAAATATCACGAGGCCGGGCAGTTTTGCTGTTATTCAAAAAGGCGATGCGGCGGTTGGTGCTGTTGGCGATATCGGCGGATTTAGCGCGGGTATTGAATTTGGAGAATTGCAGGCCGAGCTTGCCGAGGCAAAGAAAAAAATAGAAGCCTTTGAAAAGGAGGCCACCAAAGCGGCAAAAGCCGCAAAAGTCCCAAAGGCGGATGAATAGCCATGTTGCTTGAACAGGCTCGCGATATATTGAGAATCTCGAATAAATATTTTGATGATGAAATCCAAGGATTGATTGATGCCTGCGAGGATGATTTACGCCTTGTGGGCATCAATCAAATCAGGCATGACGACCCGCTGATAAAGCGCGCCATTTTTACATACGTAAAAGCGCATTTCGGGTATGAAGACCCAAACAATAGATTTTTGCGGGATTATACCATGCAAAAATTATCTTTGCGGGATTCGGCGCAATACCGCGCAAAAAAATAGTGGCAGGGGGGGAATTAGATTGAAGCCATTTAACCTAGGCAATTTAAGGCATAAAATAACAATCCTAACCCCGCCGCCGGCGAATATGGATAGCGATTTCGGAGAGCCATCTGATAATTGGTGTACCCTGGCCACGGTTTATGCCTCAAAAGTGCCTTTGCTAGGCCGCGAGCTGTATCAGGCCATGACGGCGGATAATCTGGTGCGGGTAAAATTTATCATGCGCTATATGTCCGGCATTGATGAAACCATGCGGATAGAGCACGAGGGAAAACTATATGCCATAGTATCCGCCCAAGATGTGTATTCCGCCGGGGTGGAGATGGTTTGTTATTGCAAAGAAATCCAAAAAAGATAAATCGGGGGCGGTGAAAATATGGCGAAAATTGAAATTGTCGGGATGAAGGAGCTTGAGCGCAGTTTTAGGCGGATTGGCGATGTGCCGCAAAAATATGTGACAGGAGCGGCGAAAAAGGCCATGAATACAACGCTTAAACTGGCGCGCAAAGAAGCCCCCGAGCAATCGGGCGACCTCCGCCGAGGCATTATTAAAATCGGTGAGCGTTCGCGAAGAAAAGGTCGAAAGGTTTTTCGCCTTGTTTTCGACAAAAAGAAAGATGAAATTTTCCAAACCAAAAACGCCGCCGGTGAGATTGTCGGATATTATCCTGTATCACAGGAGTATGGATTTTTTGCTCGCGATGGTACATATATCCCCGGCTTTAAATTTGGGCTGGATGCAATACAGGCCACTAGCGGACAAATCGAAAAAATCGTAGTTGCCGACCTAGGCCGGCGCATTGATAAACAAATCAAAGCAGGGGGGCTGAAATAGATAGAAAAAGCTTTGCGATACGAGCTAAATCAGATTTTGCCGGGTATTCGCATATTCCCGACAAATGCCCCAAAAGACGTTAAAGGAAATTTCATAATTTACTATCGCAAATCCACAGAATGGCAAAAAGACCTAAGCGGATTTGTTAAAAACCAGAGCATCAATTATATTATCAATGTGATGGGCGAGAGTTATGAGGAAATGTATAATATGCGCGAGGCTGTTGAGGGATTGCTGCGGGATATGATAAGTGCCTATATTGGCGAAAATGACGAAATTTTAGTTAATGATGTTGAGTTAAATAATATCGGCGAAATACACGAATTCCATTTGGGGCTTTATCGTGGAATCGTTGATTTTGTAGTATTTATTTGAGAGGAGGCAATTTATGTCAAGAGCATCAAGAGCGGTGGGTACTCGCCTGAGGGTAGAGGCCACACCGCCATATTTTATTGCAGGGCTAACTAATGTCGACACGCCCGACCTTGCCCAAGAGGAGCTAGAGGATACTACTCTGGATAGCGATGGGGGATATCGGACATATGTGCCGGGATTTAAAGACCCCGGCTCTGCACCGCTAGAGGGGTTTTATTATGCAGAACCGGAATCCGGCCAGCGCAATTTGTACGATTTATACGAAAGCGGCGAGGCTATCGATTTTGCGACTATTTTCCCAGACCATTTGCAAACGGTTTGGAAATACAGCGGATTTATTTCTGCATTTAAAATCGGGGGTATGGAGGTGGATGGGCTTATTCCATTTACGGCCACGGTGCGAATATCCGGAAAACCCCAGCTTTTGCAGGGTGCAGATGCTGCCCCATATTACATAGGCGGCACAAGCGGCACGATTGCCGCATTAGCCGCAAAAACCCCACCAAGAAAGGATGACTAATATGCTAGGAACACCAATTATGCTGGACAAAGAATATAATTTGCGCTTTGGAATGGAGACCCTTTCCGTCATCAAAAACAAACACCGAATCGATATCAATAGGGTTTTGGATGAGGGTTTCGATGTGGATAAATTTGTCACAATAATGCGAGCCGGAATGGGCGAGGATGGTAAGCAGCACACCAATGAATCCTTGATGAAACTAATCGACCAGCATATGCGCGTTAAGGATTTTTTGAAAATCATGAAAGATGCCCTTGAAAATGATTTGGGTGTTGGGGATGATGATGGGGATTCGCCGGATGGCGGCGAAGCTGATGGCGAGGCAAAAAACGAATAGGGGGCGAGTCTTGTTTTATTGAGGATTCAATGAAACTCGCCGCCCTTGTTGGTATTAGTATATCTGATTTTTGGAAAATGACATATAAAGAAATCCGTATTTATGCAAAGGCATATAGGGAGCGGACAAAATACGAGAGCGAACAATCGCGGAAAATGGCGGTTTTGACGGCGTATTTGACTAGCCGGCTGGTTTGGCAAAAGCGGGTAGATTTGCAAAAGCTGTTGGGCGAGGATGCTGCAAAATCCAAAAAGGCTATGACTGATAAGGAAATGCTGGCGGCTGTTATTGCGCGGCATAAGGCTATTGAGCAAAAGGGGTGAGGGCATGGCGCGAAGAAAAGAATACAACTTTATTGCGCGAGGTGGGGCGGATTTTTCGGGCATAAACAAAGAGGTGCGAAAATTATTAAAGAGCCTACGCGGCTTTGGCAATAGCATAAAATCCGCCTTGCGCCCCCTTTCGCTGGTGCAAAGGACTGTGGCAAAAGCAGTAAAGCCTTTTGTCGCTGTTGGTCGGGCTATTGGGCGCATGGGCGGCGCGCTTAGGCGCGTTTTGCCGGGGATTCGCATTTTTAATCGCGAAACTGGCCGCGCATCTGCAAATATGGGCATGTTTTCCCGGGGGATAGTGCGTTTGGCGGCGGGGATTTTTGTTTTTAATAATGTCCGCAAAGCTATGCAGAGCATGATAAATACGACACGCGCCCTGCTCCGCCAGCATGATGAATGGAATACCAGCATGAACGCCGTCCGAGTAAATCTCTGGACGGCGTTTGCGCCAATATGGGAGGCGATTACTCCGGCTTTGCTGGCTTTTGGGAATATATTAGCGCGGGTGACACAGACCCTGGCCACATTCGTTTCCATTTTAGCAGGCACTACATTCGAGGCCGCGCGAGATGCGGGGGAGGCTCTGTATGGACAGGCAAAGGCATATGAGGCGGTAGGGTCGGCGGCTAATGCCGCTCGCCGCCAGCTTTTTGGGTTTGACCAAATCAATCAGGTTGCCGATAATTCCGGAGATTCCGGCATTGATGCGGGGCTAAATTTCGGGGCTGTTGCCTCGCCTGATAAAGGGCTTGTAGGCTGGCTGGGCGAGCTTGCTAAAAATTTGCGCTCATTAGAGCCGGATTTGAAATATTTTCATAATCTGGGCTATAATCTGGCGGCGGCTATCGGGCGCGGCCTCGGCAATATTCCATGGAATGGAATTCAAAACCGGGTTGCTACATGGGCAAAAGAATTGGCTAGCTTTTTAAATGGGATAGTGGCAAATGATAGCTTTTGGACAGGATTGGGCAGCACCCTGTTAGGCGGAATCAGAACCATGCTAACAGGCGCGAATAATTTTATGCGCCAGTTTCAATTTTACGATTTTGGCATACGCATCGCCGAAATTTTCACCCGCCTAATCGGAATTTTGCCCGAACTGGGCGAAACGCTGGGGATATATATCAATTCGATTTTTAGCGCGATATCCGGATTTATCCGCAATGTGGATTGGCAGGAGGCCGGCGCAGCTTTATCCGAGGGCATTGGCAATTTTATTGGCAAAGTCGATTGGGGGGCGGTAGGCGAAACTATTGCCGATGGGCTAAATGCGGCGATTCGCGGCCTATATGGATTTGTAAGCACATTTAATTGGAGTGGTCTAGGGACGGCCATGGCCGCCTCGGTAAACCGATTTTTTGATACATTTGATTGGCCGGGCACAGCGCGGGCTATTTTCGGAACACTCCGCGGCGCATTAGAAACAATATACACATTTTTAAGCGAGGTCGAATGGCGCAATATCGGATATGGAATCAGGGATTTCCTAATAGAAGTCGAATGGCGCGAATTATTTGAGGATGTAGTGCGGGTGATGGGCGCGGCCTTTGGCGCATTGAGCGATATTTTAGAGGGTGCTTTTGGCATTACATTAAAAGATGCTTTAATTCGCGCCTTTGCCGTGGTATTCACGCTAAAATTTTTGAAAAAACTATTTTTGAAAATAGCACTACCAGCCATCTTTGGCGGAATAAAGGCTCTAGACGCAAAGTTATTGGTTTGGACTAATGTGGCATCGGGCAAATTGATAGTTGCCGCGATAAATGCAGCATTTACAATCAAATTTTTTAAAAAGTTGTTTATTGCCAAGGGGTTGCCAGTTATCATTGGTGGCCTAAAGGCCTTGGGGGCAAAACTGCTGGGCTGGCTTAAAGTAGGATTGGGTAAACTGGTAGGCACTGCGATAAAAGCAGCATTTACAATCAAATTCTTTACAAAGATGTTTATTGTCAAGACGTTGCCAGCTATCCTAGGAGGCCTAAAGGTTTTGGGGGTAAAGCTATTAGGCTGGCTCAAAACGGCATTAGGGAAATTGCTGGGCGGCGCGTTAAAGAAAATACTAAAGCTATTGGGCGGATGGAAAATAGCTTTGGGGGTTTTGGTGTTTGGCATTTTCGAAAGGCTATGGTCGTATGTGCGTAATTTCTTTGACAATATGCTGGGCGGCATACCGATAATCGGGGATATATGGAATGCGATTGCGGGCAAAATCGATACTGCTGTCGGGGTGATTCGGGGTGTTATTGATGGAATCATGCAGGTATTTAGGGGATTGATTGATTTTATCGCCGGGGTGTTTAGCGGGGATTGGGAGCGCGCATGGGATGGGCTTGTTAATATTTTCGCTGGGATTTTTAATGGGATTACATCCATTGTTGCAGGAGTTTTTAATTTGGTAATCGGCGGGATAAATTCCGGGATTCGGGGTGCTGTTGCTGCTATAAATCTGCTTATCCGGGGGGTAAATCTTGTCCCCGGTGTTAATATTAACCTGATTGAGCCGCCGCAAATTCCTAAGATTGATATACCGCGATTGGCCAGCGGGGCGGTTATCCCGCCGAATAGTGAGTTTTTGGCTATTTTGGGCGACCAGCGGCGAGGGACAAATATCGAAGCACCGCTATCCACAATCGAGGCGGCGGTGTCAAATGTTGTAGGCAATATGCGAATTGACCCCGGGGATATTGCCGCGATTGTAAATGGCATAAATCAATCTATGGCGCAAATGAATTCCGGCAGCGGCCAAAATAATTCCCAGGGGCGGGATGTTGTTTTGGAACTAAATGGCTATGAGCTGGCGCGGATGATGCTAAATGGGGATTTTCAAGGTGCGGCGGATAGGATAGGGCTTAGGTTAATGCCGGTTTAGGGGGATATGAAATGATGAGATTTTCATATGCGGGGGTGGATTTGCCCAGACCAAAGCCCGATGGGATGCGGCTGGAACTGCAGGATATCGACAAAGCCGAGCGCAATGCCAATGGGGATATGATAATTGAGCTAGTGGCGCAAAAATGGGTTTTGGCGGTAAATTGGGGATTGCTAACAGCAAGCCAAGCCCAGCTAATCGCCGCCACCCTCGCCGCAAATCGCACGGGAATGCTGGAATACTATGATATCGCCCAAGGAGGCTATATTTCGCGGCGGGTTTATCATGGCGCGGGGTCGGGCGTTACATATTACCGCTATGATGATAATTTGGAATTGCAAATGTATCAGTCGTATAGTGTTAATTTTATTGAAATGTAAATTTCTTGACTTTTTTCGCCCGGGATGGTATTATTATATCATGGAGGTGAGGATGTGGCGAGCATAAAAAAGGTTGTCGATAAAATGAAAAGGCAGCCTAATGGTATTCGATTTGATGAAGTGGATAGGGTTTTGCGACATTATGGATATCACACATGCCGCAAAAGGGGGTCGCATATGAATTTTATTAATGATAGCGGCGATGTGATTACCATCGCAAAACGCACCCCGACTATTAAATCCGCCTATGTTAATTCGATTATCGAAAGGCTTGGACTATAGCCTTTTGGTTTTATTGTTTGCCCAAAATTATGACAAAAACTGTGGAATATTATATGAGTTTGCCATACACCTTTATTATTCAGCCTTATGCTGATGAGGGCAGCCTATATTATGTCGGCCGGGTTTTGGAATTGGATGGGTGTATGACCGATGGGGAAACGCGCGAGGAATGTCTGAAAAATATTGCAGAAGCCATGGAGGGCTGGATTGAAACGAAGCTGGAATTTGGGTTTGATGTTCCAGAGCCGAATATATTGCAAACACTGAGCCGCTAAATGCGGCTTTTTTATTTGGGAGGCGGGAATATGCGAGAGGATTTTCAAAATGCAATCTATCAAGACACCCGCCGCACTGCTGCCGAAATCGTTTATCAGCTGACCGCGCCTGATAGCAAAGAGGGCGGGGGCATGGAATTTCCGGATGAATCGGAGCTATCGCGCAGCTGGCAGATGATGAATGAGGAGCGAAATCAACCTGCGCCTGTTGGCACGCTAGAGCCCGAGTATTGGAGCTTGGAGGGGCGATTTATGATTGCGCCCGAGGCGGGGGCAGATGATGGGCTGGAGATAGGGTATTGGTCGGCGGCCATGAGTGATGAGGCGGGATATTTTGCCGCGCCGCAGGTTATCCGCCGGGATTTTGCTTTTGCCCAATCATTTAATGCTTTGACAATAACTTTTGATATAGAATCACAAAATTTTGCTATGGATTTTGATACGGAATTTTATGATGGATTTGATAATTTGGTTTATTTTGAGCAGGCGCGGGGCAATGATTCGCCTGTTTATGCTACATCAGCCGCGGGGGTAAATATCGCATATTGCATTATGCGGTTTTTTAGGACGAATAATCCATATCGCTTTTTGCGCATTATCGAGATTGATTTTGGAATCACTTTGAGATTTACCGGTGATGAAATATTTAGCGTTGATTTGGTTCGAGAGGGGAACTATTCGGGGCAGGGTTTTATTTATCCCGAGCTTAGAATATCCATCGCCAATCGCGGCGGCTATAATCTGCTCGATTCAAATAGCTATGCCAATTATTTTTTGCAAAGACAACGGTTTACATACCGCCATGGGCTAGTGATGCCAAATGGTATGATAGATTGGATAGATTGCGGCACATATTTTTTGCATGATTGGCGGGTATCTGATGAGCGCGTGGAATTTACCGCCCGCGGCCGCACAGCGAGGCTATCCGCCGGAATATATCGCGATAGCACCTTTAATCTTTTTGACATTCAACAACTAGCCAGAAAAATATTTGCACAAACAGACATCGACCAACTAAACCTAGCCCCGCAAATACCGGGGTTTTTCGGCAATATAAATCATCGCCAGGCCATGGCTATGCTAATCGAGTTTACATCATGCCTAACCTTTGAAACCAGAGATAACCGAATCAGATTTGTTGACATAATCCGCGATGACGCCTTTGTTTTAAACACCCTACCACCACACCAGCGCAAAATATACCGCTGGATAGATGACAATAGCTGGGACGACAATTTAAACTGGATTGACAATGGGGGGTAACATGAATATTCAACAATTCGAAAATCACGAAAGCGGAGCATCCGTACGCCAAAAGATTTTAGGCAATTTTGACGCGCTGGCCGCCAAAGCGGATGAGTTTGATATTTCATTAGGAGTTCAGGCGCAGGAACTGAAAGATTTTGCAGCTCGCCGCGATAACCCAAATCAGGTAACAGCCGAACAAACAAAAGCAGTCCCCGAATCATCCCGAAATCAGCCAAATGGCTTTGTCGGACTGGATGCACTCGGAAGAATTATGGAGCTTCTCGCAGTAGTTGCAAGACATTTAAGCGTAACAGAATCGGCAAATATTGACGGTTGGCTCAATGTCACAGGCGGCATACAATCTGAAAGCAGAATGCTCATTGGTGGGCTAGAAACTACGGATGAGTTTGAGGGTGATGGTAACGCGGTATTTAAAAAGGATGTCACAGTACATGAGGCATTAAATGCATTAGGCGATATAATTGCAAGCGGAAGGACTATTGTCCAAGAGCCACATCATCCAGATGATGCCGCTCGTCTATACGACCTCCAAGAAATAGAAGCTCGCATAAATGCCAAAATCGCTGCGATTCTTAAAGATTTATCATGGCAGGGGTCGTATGATGCCGCCAATAATATCCCGGCTTTGCCAAATATCCCCACAATGGCAAGACAATACTGGATTGTCAAGGCCGCGGGGACATTTGCTCCATTGAATATTACTTTGAATGTACAAGATATTTTGGTTGCAACAAATGATTTGCAATGGGATGTAATCCCCGCCAGCGCGGCTGACGCGGCTTTATTGGCGCATATCAATTCATTGACAGCACATACACCCCAAGCGGTTGGCGCAGCCCCTGCCCGCCCAGTTGTAACCCAACCACAAGCTGAGGCGGGTACACTGAACACAGTCGTTGACTGGACGCCGGAACTACAGAGGGCGGCGGTTTTAAGCAATGCCAATATGCCAGATGGCACGCTTTTACCCGCGGGAAGCAGGCGCAATTTTCCTACGCGCTTTTTACCGGGTGCTGCGGTAAATATCAACTCCATCCTCATCGATGGGTTTTATCAATTTACCGAAACTGTTGCCTCCGGTGATATGCCACCGGGCGTTTCATACTTTGACATATCATCATTGCTGGTTATGGGAGGATGGTCAGCAACTATTTATTCACCTATGACGCGCTCTCGTAATGTCCGCCAAATACTCTTTGCCGCTGATAACGGAATGTTTTCAAGACACGGAATCTTTGGAGATTCAGGAATAACTTGGACACCTTGGCAAACAGTAGCCACCCTAGACGATATCCCGGATGTTGCCAATTTAATTTCCCAAATAACCGCTGAATCTATTGGAGCAGTCCCTGAATCCTCACGCAATCAGCCGAATGGGTTTGTTGGGATTCAAGCAAATGGTGATGTTAATGTAGCTAGAAATATTAGCGCAGAGGAAATAAATACACGCGAAGGTATTTTTGTTAGAGGGGATAGTGCCTTTAATTCTGATGTCGAGGTTGGCGGAAATGTTCGCTTAATGATGAGGGCAACTGACCCATCCCATGCAACAAGCTTGCTTGATTTAACCACAGCCATCGCAGAAGTAGTAGCAGCAAAACACAACAAGGATATATGGGATGCCGACACTAACACGCCGACTTTGCCCCCAGTGCCTGTAGTTCCCGATATGGACGATTCATATTGGATTGTGACAGTGCCCGGGACGCAATTTGGAATGACGTTTGAAATCGGTGATTGGTTGCTGTCTATCAATGGCGCATGGAAGAAAATCCCTGTCGCCACCGCATTGCGCAATATAATCAATATGCATATCAATGCCACATCAGGCGCGCATACACCCCAAGCGGTAGGCGCAGCCCCCGCAAATGTAACCCTAGCAGATAACGCTGGCGCAAACATATTGCCCCCAACAACCAGCACAGCCATTGGGGATATATTGCAAACAGTGCGAAATGGATTGCGCTGGCTTTTCGAGCGGTTTAATACGTTGGGACACGCCCTCCGCGCCGTGACGGCGGATACTCTTACCACAGCGCGAAATATCAACAGTGTGCCGTTTGATGGCTCGAAAGATATCACAATTCCTGTAGGTGATGCAAATCTTGCCCTTATTTCTCAGACTGATGCGGAAGCGGGTACTCAGGAAACTCCAGCCGGATGGTCATCATTGCGGGTGCGTCAAGCCGCCTCAGCCGCTGCGGGGGCATATCGGTTTATAATCCGTATTTCTTTTGATTCATCCATGACAGGGCGGGAATTCGTGGTGTCATCCGCAGATTTTACCTATACTGGCATAGTACCGCCCTCGCTTGTTATGGAAGTATCTGTACCCATTGGCGGAGTTACATATATGGTGTGGGTGGATAACTACCGCCGCGCCGTTAATGTTGGCACACATTTTGGGATATATACAATCCGCATTGATGCAATCGAATTTGATTTGCACAACCTCACATGGGCGCAAATTGCAGGTATTATAAATGCCGGGAATGCGCAGGACTATTGGAGCATCGGGGATGAAAAAGATATTCAGCTAATAGGGCCACTTGCTGGCGAAGTGCTAACTTTGCAAATTTATGGATTCGACCATGATGATTTAGCTGATGGAAGTGGCAAAGCACCAATAAGTTTTGGGTTAGCACGTTTGATGGCCGATTTAGGGCGCATGAACCCTACCAACACCACTGCTGGAGGGTTTATTAACACCGAAATGTATGGCTGGATGTTGGGGGTACTTTGGGAGTCCCTACCGCTCGATTTGCGCAGCATTATAAAATCGGTAAATAAAGCGTTTGCAATGAGCAGCGCCGCGCCATTTGTTAATATTGCCCCAATGGATATTTTTCTTTTTGCGCCAATTGAGCTTGGAGTTTCAGGGACAGAGCCAATGCTTCAGTTTGATGGAGAACCTTACTCAATTTTCACTGATAATCAAAGTCGAATCCGAAGATTGCCAAATGGGGTCGCACGTGAATGGTGGTTACGCTCAATAGCTCCGAGTTTTCCCACTGTACGCTTTATGACAATTCTTGGTAGTGGAGTTGCTGGTGGCTCTGGCGCGGCTGCTAACACAACTACTTCAAATGGCATAAATTTCGGATTTTGCATCTAATTTAGGAGGTGGTTTTGTGCACTATGCAAACATACCAAACATTGGCATAATACCAATCGGAGAACGCCCCACATGGGTTAAATCCCAGCAAAACGGAATAATGATTTTATGCCCCGAGCCTGATGGCCAGGGCGTTGTAATAAACGGAGAAACATATCACATCAAAGGGCGCAAACCCTTCTCCATTGGCGATTATCCCACGGTTAGCCTATTTTGGCAAGACGATATAAAAGCCATCAATGCCGCAATAGACAACAATCCAAAAATCTTATTAGGTGTCGTCGCCCTATGCCAAATTATGCTGGCAAAGCTTGCCCCCGAAATATCTGATGAGGATATAATCCGCATGGCGGGGTTAATCCCGCAATGGCAGCCGGGAGAATTTAATCAAGGAGATGTATGCCGAATATCCGAGCAAATATGGCGGGCAAAGAAATCCCATATGAGCATGTCGGCGGATGAGGCAGTCCCCGGCGGGGATGATAGTGGGGATTATTGGGATGGAATTGATATTATTTTGCCAGAGAGGCCGGGCAAATTAGGATATGCGGAGGGTGGCGAATGAGTCAAGATAGTTTGGGATATGAAAAGCTATTTAAAAATCCTGCGCCGCGGATAAAGCCGCCATATAATGCTATTTTGCTGATGGAATATACTCCCTCATCTGAATATGGGCAGATATCGCGTACGAGCCATTTGCCCGGGGATATCGCGGTTGTTTTTAGTCGGCCTACCAAAGGCGAGCCGACATATGAGCTAACGCCGGGGTATGCCTTGATTGAGCCTATATGGCAAACCATGGGATTGTCCGCCAAAATTGTATCAACGCCAATTATGGGGGCGACCCCGCCGCTTAGAGCCGAGCTTGTAATCCGCGGGGAGAGCATTGTATTAACTGGTTTGGAAAATATCTATCATGCCCCATGGCATTCCGGGCGGGAAGCCACTTTACCATACCCGGTAAATTTGCCGTTTTTTATTACGACTACACAGGGATATGAGAATATGCGGGCGTGGTTTTTAGCCAGAAAATTTAAGCTACTGCAATTGCAAATAGAGCTAAATGCGCCATGGCGCGGCAATCCCGAGCGAGAGGTCGCTGATTTGATTGAAATGCAATTTGATAAATCAGGGCGCGCGCAATTGATGGATATTGTATCGACAGAAATGCATTTTCGCGGCGGAGGATTGCGGGGGTATATAAAAGCAATCGGGGAAAATCCCATGCGCCAAGGATTATGAATTTTGAGGCTTTGGATTTAACTTGACATTATAAGCAATATTGCGTATAATAAATTCATACAGAAAGTAGGTGGATTTGGTGTATTATGTGTATTCGGCGGTTTTTATGCCCAGAGATGATGGTGGATATATTGCCAAAGTGCCTGATGTGCCCGGATGCGTATCTGGCGGCAGGGATTTGATTGAATCTATGAAAATGATAAAGGATGCCTTGTGCGGCTGTTTATGCGTTTTGGAAGATGAGGGCGAAACCCCATTAAGCCCAACGCCGCCAAATAATTTCAATCTAAATCCGGGCGAATTTGCCGCCATAATCGATGCAGATACAGGAAAATACCGCGCGCAATATGATAGCCCCGCTATTCACAAAGAGCTGCAAGCCGCAGAATGATACTAAATCAATTATAAATGACAACACCGCCGAAAGGCGGTTTTTTATTTGTCGAAAACAGAGGAGCGTGATTATGCTGTCATCGGATTATCTGGATTTAATTTGGGATGCCATCCGCCGGGAGGATGCCCCAAATACTTTTTTGACAATCGAAATTATTCGCCGCATTTTCAATTATCAACGGCAAATGCGGGAGTTTATCCTAGAGCGGTTGGATAGGAATACATTTTTAGATTTGCCCGATATTTCGGCGGGCGAGCGCATCATACCATTTGCCCGATTGTTTAATGCAATCGAAAATAATCTGCGCCTGCTGGTGGCCGCGGATATCACCCCCATGATGGAATTTACAAAAATATGGCGGGGCGGATTATCAGATATAAAATTTTTGGATTATACCGATGTAAACCGCTGGTTTCGTACTTTACAATTGCTCCGGGATTATATTATGACGCTAACGCGGCGGCATTTTGTCGCCGGCACATTTAGAACCGGCTCAAACCGCTATCATCAAATGATTGGAATAGGGAGGATATAGCCATGGCCGATTTAAGACACGCCCGCCCGGTTTTTCAAAACGAAATACTGAGTCCTTTAAATGGAACAACTATCGCGCAATTTGATATAAATAACCCTAGTCTACCCATATTAAATCAGATTTTACAATATGGCGATAATCTAAATGCCGGAAAAATGAATAATCTGATTTTTTTGGAAAACATCATCGCATGGGGCGGGGCGAAATTTCGGATAGATGCCACAAATCGCCGAAATATCACAACGACCGTATTTAGCATAGGCGAGGATGGCAGCGAGATTGTTCATTTAACAAACCAAGTGCGGGAAATCACCCCGGGAAATTGGGAATGTATTGAGCGGATTTTTGATACTGTGCTAAACGAATCCAGCGGCGAGACGCACCATATACAGGTGCAGGAACGCAGGGCAAATATGCAGATAAACGGCCGCATTTTAGAGGGCGAAATTTTAATGGAATAGGGGGGGATGAATATGCTCGGAGTTTTAGCGCCATTGGCGCAAAGGCTTGGCGCAGGCGGGGCGGTTTTTATTGGGCAAACCACCGGCACAAATAATTATACCGCGCAAAGCCCGGAAATAGTCGAATATGAGGAGGGGCAGGAGCTAATAATCCTCTTTGGCAATACAAACACCCAAGCCGCCACCATAAATATCAATGGCCTCGGCGTGAGGGATATCACAACGGCCGACAATTCCGCTTTATTGCCGGGTGCTATCATAGGCGGCGGAGTGAGGCATATGGTTCTTGTCGGTAATACATTCCGCCTTTTGGCAGAAACGGGCCCGCGCATTAGGCAAATAGCCCAGGGCATTTTTCAAGGCAACTTGCCCGTAATAACATTTGCAATACCGACCTTGGTTAATACAAACAATACTCTAGCTTGGGTTGTTGGTGAGTCTTCTGGACCAACGCCGACAGGGGTTGCATTCAACCCGGTTGTTTTAGATGGACTCACAAACACAACGATGACAGCCAGAAGCACATCGGGCAGTGTAGACTCAATATTTGGTAACTGGTATTTAATTGAATTTTGGTAAAAATTTTGCTTGTATATGAGGAGGTTTAAAATGAATAAAACCCAAATGGTTAAAATGCTAACCGCCACATCAGAGAGCGTAAAGTCTGCTCATAAGCGGATTGATAAAGCAGACAGGCTACGCTAGGTGTATTAGTAAATTGGCGGTGAATGTGGGTACGCTTTCCGCGGAGGTAAAGGGGTTGGCGTCAGAAACGGCGGGGGTTAGAGAGGGGCTGAAAACCCAAGGCGAGCGCATTGGGGCTTTGGAAAATGCCCCCGGCGAAAAATGGAAATCTTTGATGGGGTCGGTTGTTTGCGCTTTGGTTTCTTTGGGCGTTGGGGCGATATTTGGAAATATGTTTTTGTGAGGGGGATAATATGCAAAATAATATTCATATAAATTTTGCTGTCAGAGATTTGTCAATTAGGCTTATTGACAATATACATATCCCAGCGGGCAATCGCAATTTTATCCGCGCCAGATTTGAAATGTCGGCATCATGGGACGGGCTGGATGGGATTGCTATTTTTGCGCGGGATGATATCGGGGTTTTGCATATGCCGCTAGAAAATCGAGCCTGCGCCATTCCGAACGAGCTAATGGCCGAGCCCGGCCGCATTGATGTTTCGATTTTTGCAGGCGACCGGCGAACAGTAAATGCGGCGCAAATCAGAATCATAGAAAGCGGATATCGAAATGAAAATCCGCCAAAACCCATTGAACCGCCAGCACCGCCCGGCGGGGGTGATATTAGCCAGATATTTCGGGATATTCTTGCCTTGCAATCCGAGGTCGCGGCTTTGCAATCTGTTGATGGAAATTTATTGCAACTAATCAGCGATTTGCAATATCAAATCGACAATCCGGCGGATGTCGATTTTAGCAGCATCATGGCCGATATTTTGGCTTTGCAATCCGGCCTTTCGGATTTAAAGGGCGTTGTCGACACCGCCATATCTGATTTTGCTGATTTGCAATTTAAAGTCACAGCCCTGGCCGAGCTTATCGGGGATGGATATGACATTGATTTATCGGGAATTCTCTCCGATATCCGCGCCCTGCAAAATGATTTATCTGCCGCCGAGAATAATCTCTCCGCCGAAATAGCAAACCGCGAACAGGCCATTTCGGATAAACAAGCCCAGATTGATAATCTCAATACCGCTTTGGGCAATGGACTAACCATGCTAAACAATGCCATTATCGAAACCAACCGTATAGTAGGCGGCGGGGTGACGCGCACAGCGCAGGGGGTAATCCTGAACTCTATACCCTTGAAGATTACCGAGGTAGCAATTTCCGCCTTCCCGGTGCTAAACCCGCCAATTGAATTCATCCAAGGCGCGACTTTGATTAATGGCGATAATGACAGCGGCACTTGGGGGGTTTATATTGGGCACAAGGATGCGGATACGATTTACGTGCAGACCAAAACCACAGCCGGCGGCAATTTAGGCCTAGCGCGGACAGCCTATTTCAACGACCAAATCCAAATAACTAACGGAATGGCGGCATTTATCACCGACACAGGCATAATGCTAAAAGACGGCGCGAATTATGAGGTATGGGTCAGCGCGCTAGAGGGCAATAGCGGCGCATCCGTTAGCTCCGGCAATGGCATCACCCTATATATGTTTGATGGCAATGCCTATACGCCTTTTGGCCAGCTGCCTAATTCAAACGCGATACTAAATGCCGAATGGCGTTTCCGCTGGCAAATGCACCCGAATATTGCCCAGCCGGGTTTTAATAATGTCAATGCATTTCCTCGCCATGGCGGCGGGGTGATTATTGATATGGTTTACACCAGCTCCGCAAATATCGGCGTGGATTATGCAGGATTAGCCCGAACCACAGCACAAGCCACCGCCGCAATACAACGGATATCCCTACCCGATGCGGCAAAGCCCACTCTGGCATTTGGTGTGGCGAATACACCATCTGCCAATATTCGGTTTATGGTGAAAATAATCGAGCAGCAGTCGGCATTTCCGACTAATTGA